AAGTGAGGGATGTTCCCATCACTTGCTCGATGACCGCTTTGGGGCCAGGCTGTGTGAAATCGTTTTAGAGCAGTTTTGACAGTCAGAACTGGAAGGAAAATCGCGCTCCTGCGCAAATTTCAGGCCTGCTGATTAACCAAACGCCAGCAGATTTTACGTAGCAACGCAGACTTCAAAACGGCGCATGCGTTTCACACAGCCTGAGTCGATTGCGGCCTTTGACGACAGGTAGATAGAACGCCTATTGATCGGACCGGGAATGCGTTACCTCTAACCGGATCAGCTTTCGCCAGAAAAGGAACCCCTGCCGGCTTGGCCAATGCGCTACGCTGGACTAGTCATTACGGTCCAATCACAAGGAGCAGGTATGCAGTTGCATGAAGCGGTTGAGTTGAAAGAAGCGTATTCGGTGAGCAACGCCAATACAGCGATTCAAGAAGGCTGGAAATTATTGGCCGTTGCCCCCGGCGCGAATGGCGTGACCTATGTCCTAGGCAAACCGAAGGAAGTCGCTCAAATGCTGCATAACAGCCCTCGGCATGACGCGCCGCGCAGGTAATCCCGTCAGGTGCGCATAACGCCACTTATGTTCAAAAGGCCCTCACACCTTGCCCAGGTGTGGGGGCCTTTTTGTTGCAGCGCGGAATCCACAAGCCCCTAGACTGGTTGACCAGAACCCCGGCGCCCACAGATACGAAAGGCAGTCGATGCAATTGGTCGTAATTGCCCTACTGCCCTGAAGCAGGGTGTCTATTATTAATAAGCAGAAATCAGTCACCCTGACTCTGAGGACGAAGTCATGATTTCCATGCTAGAGCTTCGCCATATCATTGAATGTGGATTTCTTCCTCTCTCATGCTCCTGCACTGCCAATCCCGATGGATCGCTCATGATCAAGGTGTTTGATCCGTCGTCCGGACAAGTTGAATTGTTGGTCACCGCCATTACGACGGAGACGCTCACGTCCAGTCGAGCGATTGCGGAGCTCATCGCGGAATTACGAGGTGAAATGCTCAATAGGCATACGACGATTGCGTAAGGACAAACAGAGTTTCACCCGCTCCGAAGCTACCGTCAGCTCAGGGGCGGGGTGTCTATCCAACGAGTTCATCGCTTTCGAGGGCCAAGATGACCGTGGAAAAATTCAATGAGGACCTGCTGAAGGCCCGTATGGAACTGAAGACCGCTATGACCGATGTCATGGATCTGGTCAACTCTAAAAAAACGTTCGGTGGTGAATGGAAAGCCGCAGTTGAGCGGGAGCGTAAAGCGCACGAGACGATGCGGTGCTTGCTTGACAGCCCTTTAGCTTCCCGAATAGATCTCCAACTGAAAAAGTGAGTGCATTTGAAGACTCGAGTAATGCGATGTGGACCCTATCGATGCGCCTGGGCAGTCCCTCGGCGCAGCTGGTGCCGGGGCGCTCCCGACATGAGCCGTTGCGCACCTGGGCAAGCTTGACGGCAGTGGGGCGCTTCGCCGAAACCGTGGACATCTCCGAATTCAGTGTGGAGTTGTGACTGGTGAAAGCTTCAATGCCATTTGCAACATCCCCACCACATCCGGTCCGTCCTCATTGATCCACGTCCCATAGTGCTGGCGGATCATATTCCCGTTGGTGTGTCCCATTTGTTCTGCAATCCAGTCGATCGACGCAACACCGGTGGTCAGCAACTGACTGGCGTATGTGTGCCGGCACTGGCCAGGCCCCCTATACCGAACCCCGGCCGCGAGCAAGTGAGCCTTGAAGAACCGGTCTCGGACCACGAAATCGTTGACGTGCGGTAGGCCGCTCTTGGTGTTCAAAAAAACAAAATGCAGCTTGTGTTGCCGTACCGTCTTGTTGTCCCGCTCGACGATATCAATGGTTTCCGCTTTCCTTTTTCGGTTGAGCGCATCGATCTTTTGCAGTGCGTCCCAGGCGGGTGCAAGTAGGCGGACCCTACGCGTCGATCGCCGGGTTTTCGTCACTCGGTAAGCCCCGCGCACCTTGGATCTGCGGAAGGTCACCGTGCCTTGCTCCAGGTCGACATCCTCCCAGGCGAGGGCGATGGTCTCGGATACCCGGGGCCCGGCCCACATCATGAACTGAACCATCAACAGCTCTTGCGTGCGGCTGGTCGGAGTTTCCAGGATCTGTTTGATTTCGGCCCGGGTGAACGGGTCCGGTGCCTCGGGATCTGGCAGGCGCACCATTAAGCCTTCGGTGGGGTCATGCGCAACTTTCATCCTGGTGCGGTACAGCCTGAACACCTGCCGCACGTTGCTGATGATGTCGCGGATGGTCTTGTTCTTGAGCGTTTTCGACAGGGTGCCCTGGATCCACTCCTGTAGGTCCAGGTGATCGATCTTATTGATCTGTACCTTCCCCCAGCGCGGCCGCACATGAACCTCTGCCTTGTTTGCATAGCCTCGATAGCTCGAGGCGGCCACGCTGTTGGCCTTGATCTTTAACCACAGGTCCAGGTAGTGACCGAAGGTGTTTTCGACCAGCTTGGCCGAGTTGGGGAAGTGCCGCGCGTAATCAAAGGTGCCGGTCTGGATCTCGTATTCGATGATGTCGACCAGGCGCCTTGCCTGGGCCACGATGGCCGGCGTATTGCCTCCCGGGATTGCTTCCCGGCACTTTTCCCCATTGTGTTGAAAATAGATTCTCACGGAATTACCGCGAGCTTCGACCCCACTCATGTAAACCCCTAACGCTGTGCTTGTGTATCGACAGTCTGACGATCGGAAACAAAAAGGCCCGTTTCCGGGCCAAGTATCTGGAAGCGCATCTTCTGGTGGACGCGGCTTATGGCTTGGGCTTGTGGTTGCGCAGATGGGCATTCAGCTGCTGGCGCCGCCGGCTGCATTTAAGATGGTTGCTCTGGGCGCGCCACTTGCCGCACTGGTCGCAAACGCTGGTGTAATCAATGTTCCAGGGAAAGCGCCGTACTGGTGTTACTGCAGGGTTATTAGACATTGCGCGATCCACCCCGGGTTGCGGGGTTGGCGAGCAGTTGGGTCACCACGGCGGCATCCGTTTCGCTCAGTTCACCCAGGGTGCTGGCCATCTGGCTGAGGCTTTCGAGGTGCGTTCGTGATTCAAGGGTTTTGTGCACCAGGTAGCCAATGACGGCCGCGCCGATGATCGCGGTGGCCACTAGGTGCCGCGCCGGTGTGGTAGCCTTCGAGCCGCTGCTGCTTTGGTTCTGTGCTTGCATGGTATAGCCCTCGGTGGTGGTTAGGTGTCGGGGAGGTGCAACTCCTCGGCACTGCTTCTTTTACGGTCAGTCCTTACGGGCCAGATGGATCACCAGGCCGTCAAAATCCGGCTCATGTTCAACACATGATTGCCATTCCAGAACCCTCAAAATCTGTTGCCCGCTGCAGTCGTCCACCAGGATTTCGCGCTGGCCACCTGCTGCCCGGACTTCCAGGATCTCCAGCAAGCCATCCTCCCCATAAGCACCTGCCTGGATGATCGGCGCACTTTGTCCTGTGAAGTCCAATCGGTCCTGCACTGATTGGAGCTTGCTAGTTTTGCCGTCGCCGGCATTGCCCATAAACACTTGAATCTGCATCGGTCTTGCTCTCCTTTACGCTTTGAATGTCCAGCACTTCACTGTCGTCGGCCGGGGTTGTGAACAGGGGTTGCGGTTGTTGAACGCGGCGCGTACGGCGCTATGCACGGCCTTGTTGCTATCCAGGAACTTGCGGGAACGGGACTCTTTGAGCAGATCGCGCAACGTGGCCACGTCGGCCAGCTTCTGTTTGTGTTCGGCGGCGCGCTCGCAGAATTCGTTGAGGTTGATGGCTATCACGGTCGGATCACTGCTGTGGTCAACTACCGGATCTTCACTCAAGGATTCGAGGTAGTCGTAGACCTCCCAAAACTCGGCAACGGCCGCATGGTCGGAGCTGATTGAGGCTTGGCGCTCGATGGCCATCCGTACGATCTGGCGCTGGGTGGCGGCGACTTGGGGATCACTCAGTTTCAGGACCAAGCGAAGGCCGTCCAGTAGCGAGAGCAATTGAGCGTGGTTCTTGCTAATGCGCTCCACACGGATGTAGCCGCGAAGGTCATAACCGCAACTGCTGCAGTTGCCCTGGTCGCTGTTGTAGGCCGTGCTGCAGGCAAAGCAATGGGTGTGCAGACGGCGCAGCTTCGCCTCGTGTTCGGGCATCCGCTGGGCGAACAGATCAAGCACCGCGGATTCTTTACCCACGGCACGCAACAGGAAGTGGCTGAGGGTGCCGCCCTCCAACGCGTTCAACTGATCCGCTGCAGCACGGCTTTCCGGTGTGACGATCGGGCGCACAAAGTGCAGTTTTACGATGCGCGTCATGATCGCTTCGTGGGCGACCACGGCCGCGTTCTGACTGATAGCGATCGTTCCCCTGAATGGGGGTTCGTACGTCTCGTTGCCGGCCGTCTTGACGCCTTTCGTAGCCAGAGTGCCGCCGCCATAGAAGTCTTTCAGCTCATCCCATTCAAAGGTTTTAGCGTGTGCCCGATCATCGCTGTGGCGATCGGCTTCTAGGAATACGACCGGCATGCCGGAGACTTGGCCCATCAGGCGAGAACGCCCGGCCTTGGTGGATTTCATAGGGTCGAATCCTTCATAACCTTCGCGGCCGAGTAGTTTCCACAGCAGGTTCAGCAGGGTAGTTTTGCCGGCGCCGGCCTCACCGGTGGCTTCCAGGAACGGAAATGACTGGTAGCGAGCCCGGATCTGTTCACAAAAAAGCGAACCGAAAAAGAACACCAAGGCAACGAAGCCTTGGGCGCCGAAGCAGGTCCACAACAGCTGCACCCACTTCTCGTCAAAGCCCTTTGCTTCGCGCTGCAGCTTGATGGGCACGCCTTTCTGCAGGGTTTTCAGGCGCAGCTTGCCGAACTCGAAATAGTCTTCGCTGTTGACCTTATAGGTGGTGCCGTCCTTGATCGCGATATCGCCGTAGACGTAGCAGACGTACTCCTTGCTGTAGCCCACGTAGTCGATCGTCGAAACGGTTTTGATGCCGAACAGTTGGTCTTTCATGAGCTTGTCGAGCTGCTGGCCACTGCCTGTAAACATGGCGCCTGCCGCCATGCCGAGCAGCCGCTTTTTGAATTCGCTCGCGGCCGACAGTTGGCCGCTGGTGAAGGTGTTTTTCACGCTTTCGGAGTCGTGAGGGAAGTCCACGCGCAGGTAGTACCAGGATTCGTCCGTTACCTCGTTGCGCTGGAAATACAAGGCTTGCGGGTAGCAGTTAGCAATTTCCACGACGCTGCCGGACTGCTGCAGCGCCTTTTCGCGCTGTTGTGCCTGATTGAGCAACTGGTCGTCGTGGTTTTCGCTGTCCTCGATGTCGGACATGGCCCGGTTGAATTTCTCCATGTCCAACTTGAACCAATACAGGCGGCTCCCAAAGCCCAGGTGAAATTCCCCACGCTTGTTCCAGTCGTACATGAGCAGGGCTTTTTCCGCAGCGCTCTCTGCCAGCAGCAAGGCTCCCTGGTGGCGGGCTTGTTTGAGGTCGGTAGCGATCTGTTCGGCACGCTTGGTGTCGTCCTGGATGAAGCTCCAGCGCTGATGGAGATCGTTCCAATCAGCCTTACGGCCATCGCGTTGCGGGATCTGCGCTGACTCACAGACGAAGCCCAGGGCACGGGCTTCGCGTACCCAGCGCCGGGTATACGCGTTGGCGCTCGGCTCGTTATCAAGCGCCCATACCAACTTGGGCAGCTTCCCTCCCTCGCGGGTTTTAACCAATGCCTTGAGCGAGTCCCCAGGAAACGCGTTAGACGACATGGCTGATACGGCCGCGATGTCGTTGTGCAGCAGGGCGATGGCGTCGAAGATCCCTTCAACGATCCAGATTTCCTTAGCTTCAAGAAGGTCGACGCAAGGCGGGCACCACCAGACGCCGCGATAACTGTCCTTGGATTTGAAGCGGGCCTTCATCTTGCCGAAACGATGCGGCTGATCGATCAGCCGTTCCCACCAGCCGCCTTTTTCCAAGGCAAAGCGCACAGTGGCGCTGCCGGCGTTGTGTTCAGCAGAGTAGAAACTTTCCTGAGTGAACCAACCCTGGATCAGCTCAAACCGAAAGCCTCGTGCGAACTCCAGGTAGGCACGCGCAGTGGCGTTGGGGTGCTGGTCTGTAGCCGGCGCACGCTTGCTCCAGTCTTCAAACAGATCGTCGTACAGCTCTTTAACGTGCAGGGTGTGGCCACATTTTTCAGGGCGACCACAGATCACCATCCATGGTGTATCGAACCGGGAATACAGCTCTTTCTTCTTGCACTTGGGGCAGGTGCCGCCGCGCATGTAGTCGGTGCCCGTGCGGTGCTTGAGTCCGAAGTCGGACTGGAGGCGTTGCAACACGTCGTGGCGAAGATCTTCTTTCATGGGGTTACTTCACTGCTTTGAGGCTGTGGGACAGGGCTGCCATAAGGCGTTTTTGCGCAGCCATCACCGGAATGTGGGCGAGAATTGCGCCGTGGCGCAGGCCGTCCGCAACAAGGCGGAACTGATCGGCATACCAGTGTTCGTTGAGGCTCAAGCGATACTGTTCACGCAGGTTGGCCAACAATGCTTCGGCCTCTGCGGGGGGCAGTTGAGTGGTGACAATTACGGCGTTTGCCATCGTTAAACCTCGATTTCGGGCGCAGCTCACCCAAACCCACGGAGGTGGGACAGGCGGTTTATTGGTTGGGAGTTACGGTGCGACTACGCGGAAACGACCGTTGTCCGGTGCGTTGAGAATGCGTTCGTAAATCAGACTGACCGGAACTGCCCAGGCATTGCCTGTGGCGGGGTCGATGATGACGGTGTGCGTCGACGTGCTGCTGACGATGTCCAGGCGCTGCCGATCTCGGACGGCGGACATATCGCTGCAGGCTAAATGCACCAGTTTTTCAGCTGTCTGTGTCAGCACGTCATAGTCGCTGACCAAGTGCTGCACGGCGCGGTCGAACAACTGTTGATCGTCGCCTAGGTGTTCGCAGTGGTGGCGTTCCAAGAACACAAGCGCTGCGGCTTTGAGTACGTCTTGATATTCCTGTCCTGCAGGCAACTGAGTCATTTGGATTTCCCCGCCTGCGACGCGTGCAGTTGGATGACGGCAAGAACCTCGGCGTGCCGGGCCGCCAGGTGCAAGGTGTCTGCATGGAGGATGGCTTCGGCCTCGGTGTCGTTGATGATTCCATCTTTCAGTGCCTCGGCAATGAGGTGGTCAACGGTGCCCTTTTTAGCGGCGGCGTGGACGCATCGGGCATACATCTCGACGTTGTCCAGTGACTCAGGTTCGGCTACGGGAACAAACATGCCGCCATACATGGCAGCGACGTATTCGGGTAAAAAGGTCGTACCTGTCTCGAGTTCGAGCTGATAGATCTGAGCGTCTGTCAGTGGACGACTGTTGTTGTTCTCGTAGGCGTGGTTATCGAACTTTTTGAGTGACAGACCGATTCGAACTGCCGCACATTCACGTCCACCTGGGTAGGCGCAAATAATTGCACTGACTACCTGTCGCCGAGTTTTTAGAACTGAGTTCTTCATCTTCTGCTTTTCCCTGTAGTCCACTGCCATTACTGTTCGATCACGCCGTCTTTGATGCCAAGTAGTACGGCGGCGCGATGTGCCTCCCCACGGCGACAATGGCTTTGTCCACTCAGCACCGCGTAAATGGTGCTGGGATTCAGGTTGTGCAATTCAGCAAAGTTCTTCGCGGTCTGGCCGCGCTTTTCTAAAGCTTCACGCGCTTGTTGCCGAGCTTGCTCGGTGATGCTTGTGTTGGGCATAGTGCAATTCCTTGCGTTTTCGTGTGATGACAGACGCAGGATGTGGCAAAAAACTGCCATTGTAAATATGCGAGTGGAAAAATATTGACTCTTTCTGAAGAGATTGGCGCCCGTCTCCGACAATTGCGCGCTCAAGCTGGGCTGACGCAAGATCAGCTAGCCGAGAAACTTGGCGTCTCAAAACGCACTCAAGGGAATTACGAATCTGGTGCAAGCGATGCTCCAGCGTCTTACCTGAGTCTGGCTGCTCGCGAGCTGGGTTTTGACGTGGCTTTTATCATCAATGGGGTCCGCACCACGCTAACTAATGAGGCACTTTCCGAAGTTGAGGACTGCTTGATTACCCAATATAGGAGCATCACACCGGGCGACCAGGAAGCGATCCGTAGATTTCTGAAAGCGATGGCCGATGATGCTGCTCGACAGCAGAATTAACTTGTAACAAAGCATGCGCAGTATTCGTCGTCCCCTCGTTCCAAAGCCAGATCCCGCCCCGATAACGCCGATTCAGCAATGCAGTTTATGGAGTAGTAAGCATGTTGGATCGCACAGCAGTCGAAGAACGGCTGAACGAAATGGTTGAGCTTGAAAGGTCGCCATTGACGAAAACCGAACGTCGCCTGATCTGTTATTACCGGCAATTGGCCGAAGGGGAACAGCGTCAACTAAAGCGATTGGCCGAGGTCCTGGTCATTAATCCAGAGAGGTCGTCTGGATGTTGATAGGCCGTTCATAATTTAGAGATTAAGTCGCCGACTCCATTGGAGCGGCGACCTGCATTTTACGCAACGGCTTGTGACCCGAGCTGTTCGAACAGTTCCCGCTGTTTCGCCTTGGGCATTTCCCTCAAATGATCGAACAACATCCTTTCGAATGACTGAGCCGACGGACTGAGCGTGTGCGAAAACGTCAGGTTCGCCACCCAGGTGTGCCCGCACTTTGCGTCCAGGCACTGGCAGTAAAGCTTTGCGAAATCCGTGGATAGCTTTTCGCGTGAAGCGATCCGTCCCTTGTGTCCGCATTTGCATTCAACTCGCATTGTGTCCCTCCCCAGGGCAGCCAATCGCCACTAGTTTGCCACAATATGTAGTGCCATTCTCTTAGCTAGGTACTGGGTGTGGTGGAATCAACTGCTTCTTCTTGTTTTCTCCAGGTGAATCGCCTGTCTTCGCGCAACGTGTCATTCAGCTGGTTGAACAGCTGGCAGATCGGCCGAATCTCGTTACTGGTGTACACGCGATCGATCTTTTCGATATCGCCAAAGCCAGCGTTGTTTTCCGGAATGATGCCGGCCAACGCGGGGTTCATACGCCACGCGGCGATCACGTCGTTGCGGGTGATGTTCTTGACCTTCTCCAGCTCGTCCTTGGCCTGAAAGTCACCGACGGGGATGATCTGGATTGCCTTTTCGGCGCCGCCCGGGATGTTCACGAACATCGATCGGAAGTTACCCACACCCTTGCTCGCGCTGATTTGATCGCGTAGGGACTCCTCGTCTTCCTCGGTCAGGTTCGGATCGTTGGTGTAGAAGATGTAACCGGCGTGCGCGCCGTTGCTGTAGTAGCGGCGGCGGAAGAGGGTAGCGGCCTCATTGAGTAACAGCGCCTGCATACCGCCCAGGTAGTCGGGCACGCCGTAAATGTTCTGCTCCACGTCGTAGTTCATTACATGCTCGACTTCATGCTCTTCGAACTCCACCTCCTTGCCGTCCGGCAACAGCATCACAAACCCGCCACCAACCCTGACCCGCATGTTGATTGCCGGTAGATGTTCCATTTCCAGTACTTGGCCGAAGGCGTTCCGGTTGCGTTGAAAGTACGCCTCGCCAAACACCATGAAATCCAAGCCGGCACGGCTCATGGTCTGAACCGAACAACCCTCTGAAGCAATGAACTCACGCAGCAGTAAGTTGCGCTTGAACCCGGGAATGGCGCCGTGGTGAGCGTTGGCGCGCAGCAGCTTGGCCAGGCCTTGGCGTGACACCGGCGGCGTGTAGGTCTTTCCGTCGTGGGTGGCGAATACGCCCAGGTAATGCCCGATGTTCTCGGTCAGGACCTGTTCCGGTGCACCGAATGAGAACGCCCGCATCGGACCTGGTGCTGGTTTTTGCGGCTGGTTTTTTGCTGGTTTGCCCATGGGTACTTGGTCCGCTGAGTGTGTAGCGGCTGCGCCGCTGTTTGTTGGTGTTGAGGGGTTCGTGGGCCAGGGCATGCATGATCGCCCAGGCGATGTCGGCATGACCGGAGGCGTCGGTGCGCGATGCGCTGTAGGTGACTTGGCCACCACCGGTGGTGCCACGCTTGATCGTCAAGAACGCTTGAGCAATGTCGTTCCAGCCGGCGTCCCACTCGATGCGGCTGCCCTGAATCGTGTCCTGCGCCTTGAGCACCAGGGTGTTTTTGGTTTCGAGGCTGTAGTGGATCGAGGTCGCACGCGGGTAGAAATCGCGCACCAGGTCGAACACGCCGTAACCGATACCGGTGGTATCGATGCCGATGTGCTGGACGTTGAACCGCTCGGTGAGTTTCTTGACCTGTTCGGCCTGGTACTTGAACGACTGCCCACGCCAGCTGTGTTTCTCCAGGATCCGGAACTTGCCGCCGTCCTCGAGCGGCGGAGCGATGACCACGCAGCTGGCGTCGTCGCGGGTGCGGCTCGGGTCGTAGCCAATCCACACCGGGCTGTTACCGAATGGACGCGGGTCGTCCGGGTCGTAGTCGGTCCACAACGACAGGTCGGAGTAGCAGCGTTCGAGGTCGACCAGGGAGAAGGCACTTTGCGTGCTGTCGATGAATTTGCACATGAACAGCTGCTGAAATTTGTCCTCGTCGTACTCCAGCTGCAGCTGCTCGAGGTCGAACAGATCGCAGCCGCCGGCAATGGCGTCGAGGATGGTGATGACCTTGCGCCATTGGCCATCCGGACACAGCGTGCCGGCCGCGGCTTGGGCTTCGCTGGGCCACGGATCCTTGGCGTTTTTGCGTTTGCTGTTGCGGAATTTCTCGCCGGTCCAGAACGGGTACGCCTGGTGCGATACCGCGCTGGGGGTGGAAAAATAAGTCTTGCGCCACTTCTTGTGGGTGGCCATGGCACTGGCGACGGTGTTCAGCTTCTCGAAGTCGCGGATCCAGAAGTACTCGTCAACATAGACGTGGCCATGGTGCCCCTGGGCAGTGCTGCTGTTGGTGCTGAGAAAGCGCAGCTCGGCCCACGGCTTGCCGTCCTTGCTCAGCACGATCGGGTTACCGGTCAGCTCCAGGCCAAACCATTCCTGAGCGAACGAGATGATGTAGCTGCGGAAAATCTCGGACTGGGCGCGGCTGGCCGACAGGAAAATCTGGTTGTCGCCGGTCAGCACGGCATCCATGAATGCTTCGCCGGCGAAGTAGTAGGTCAGGCCCACCTGGCGGCTTTTGAGGATGTTGCGGATCCGACTCGTCAGCGGGTTCTGTTTGGCGGCAAACAGCTCCTTCTGGTAGCCGTACATCTTGCTGATGAACTTGTCGAGAAAGTCCACTTCCGTCAGCTCGCCGACTTCGTTTTTGGCTTTCTTCTCGCGTTTCTTACCTCCCTTGTCGCCGCGATCGCCTCGGTCCCGGCGTTCGTTGCGCTGTCCTTCTCTGCGCTGGCCATCGTCCGCCGGCGGATCGCCGATCGGCGCCGACGCCGGTTTCACGGATTGCTTCAACAGGCGATCGCGAACGGTGGTCAGGCGATCGAGTTCATCCAGATCGCCCTTGGTGAGCGACGTGGTTTTGTCGAGGAGGAGGGTGATTCTCCGGCCAACAGCGGTCAGCGGTTCTTCATCCGACAGCATGTCGTCCCACTCACCCTGGCGGATCCAGTAGTAAATGATTCGGATGTTGGGCAGGGACAATTGCGCCTGAATTTCACGCGGCTTGCAGCGGCGTAAATAGAGGCGTTTGGCGGCTTCTTTTAGTTCGGGGGCGTATGGCATGGCCGCAGTCTATGCGGCGAAAACGCTGGAAACGCGGGGTTAAAATCCGTGTTCAACCTATATCTGCGAAATAGGACCAACGCAAAAGTGAACCGTTTGTTTGGTGGTCTGACGGTGCATATCGTGGCGGCTCAAATCACCGATTGAGCGCAGTTATCGCCCATGCCCCGTTCCCTTGTTTCGTTCTGGAAACGTGTCGCCACCAGCGGCCCGACCGTAGATGGCCGCGAGATCCTTCCCCAGGAACTGCGTGATATCGCTGAGACCTACAAACCATCCTTGTATACGGCTGTGATCTGGTGCGACCACGAACGCTGGCCGGGCTCCCACGGCACCGTCTTCGCGGTGCGCCTGGTGGAAGAGGGCGACGATCTGGTCCCGGGACAGATTGCCCTCGAGGCGCAGTTGAAGCCTAACAACAAATTGCTGTGGCTCAACGACCAGGGCGAGAAGTTGTTTACCAGCATCGAGATCACGCCCAACTTCGCGAACACCGGCAAAGCCTATCTGACCGGCCTGGGCGTTACCGATCAACCGGCCAGCCTGGGTACTCAGGAACTCTACTTTTCGAACAAGACCAGTAAGGCCGCGTATTTCGCCGCCTCCCTCGAGCTTGGTCCCCTACGCGATGACCAGCCACAAGGCGAATTGACCAAGCTCCTGGGCATGTTCACCGGGCTGTTCAAGCGCTTCGGTATCGAAGAAACCCCAGCAGACCCGCAAACCCCCACCGAGAGCAAACCCCCAATGGATGAAGCTACAGCCAAGGCTGTGAAGGCCCTGATCGAGCAATTGATGATTGTGGCCGCTGGCCTTCAAGTGTTGATTGAGCCGGTCGTCACCGAGGAAGAGCCGGACCAGGCGCCAATCGATGACGTACAAACGGCGGTCGATGCGATCGTCGCTACGGCCGAGGAAGAAAAGAACCTCAGTCGCCAAAAGTTCGGCAACCAGGCCGTTTTGGCTAGCCTGGCTCAACTGCAAAAGCAATTCGCTACATTGGCGAATACCCCGCAAGGTCGTCAGCTGCCGCGCTCCACCGGCCCAGCCGACGCCAAAAAACGGGTGCTGTGATATGAGCCAACAATCTCTTTCCAATCGCGCCTTGTTGCAATACTCCGCCCTGTGTCTGGCGATCGCCGAGACCTACAGCGTCGACGTGACTCGCCAGTTCAACGTAGAGCCGAGCATTGCCCAGGAACTGAACGACAAGATCACTGAGCGCGCCGATTTCCTCGAGCGCATCAACGTCGTACCGGTCACTGAAATCAAGGGTCAAAAGGTAATGTTCGGTGTGAATGGTCCTGTGACCAGCCGCACCAACACCAAGACCACCGACCGCGAAGCCAAGGACGTTTCTGACCTCAACGGTCTGGGTTACGAGCTGTTTGCCACCGAGTCCGACGTGGGCTTGCCCTTCGCCAAGATCGACAGCTGGGCCAAGTTCCCGGACTTCGCCGATCGCTACTCGGCGGCGGTGCAAAAGCAGATTGCCCTCGATCGCATCATGATCGGCTGGCATGGCGTTGCTGCAGCACCCCAGACCAATCTGGCCACCAGTCCGATGCTGCAGGACGTCAACAAAGGTTGGCTGCAGCTGGCTCGCGAGCAGATTCCTGAGCAGGTCCTGCACGAAGGCGCGGTCGCTGGGAAAATCACCCTCGGCGCCGGCGGCGACTACGAAAACCTCGATGCCCTGGTGCACGACACCAAGCAAATGATCAGCTCCGTGTTCCGTGATGGCGGCGACCTGGTGGCGATCGTTGGCAGTGATCTGCTGGCGGCCGACAAAGCCAAGCTGTATTCCAGCCAGGCCGGTAAGCCCACTGAGAAAGAACGCATCGAAAGCGCCCAGGTCATTGCGACCTATGGCGGCCTGCCGACCTTCACCGTGCCGCACTTCCCGGTCAATGCCGTGGTCGTCACCAGCTGGGACAACCTGTCGATCTACTTCCAGGACAGCAGCTGGCGTCGTCACCTGCTCGAGAACCCGAAGCGCTCCCGCGTCGAGGATTACAACGGCCGGAACGAAGGCTACGTGATCGAGCAGCTGGAGAAATTCGCGGCCGCTGAAAACGTGGAGTTGATCTGATGAGTCTGGCACTGGCGCACAAGCGCCGCGTTCAAGCCGAAGGCCCAGCAGCTGCTGCACGTGCCGGTGCCGAAGCGGTGGTGTATTCATCCGCCACCGCGCTGTCCAGCCCAGCCAACGCCAAGAAACACCTGAAGCTGATGGAAGACGCATTAGCACAGGACCTGGAACGCGTCAGTGCCATCAACAGCCGAGAACTGCGTCAGCAACTCAAGCGTGACGAGCTGCTGCCCAAGTACCTGGACTACGTGCAGCGCTACCGCGATTCCGGATTGAGTTTCCCGAACTCGGTAGTGATGCAGGTCCTGGTCTGGCTGTTCGACACCGTGCAATTCGAAGCGGGTCTTGATCTGGGGAACTTCGCGATGGAGCAAAACCAGCCGATGCCTGAGCGCTTCAGGCGCGACGTGCCGACATTTGTCGCGGATGCGGTGATCGAGTGGGCCGAGGCCGAGCAGAAGGCCGGACGCAGTCCAGAGCCGTATGTTTCCGACCTGTTGCCGCGTGTCGATGGCGAATGGAACCTCACTGAGCAGATCCCGGCCAAGTACCACAAGTTGCTTGGGATCCGCGCCCTGGACGCCAGGGAGTGGACGAAGGCCATCACCCACTTTGAACGCGCCACTGAGCTGCACGCCGCCGTTGGTGTGGGCACACGCCTGGAAGGCGCCCGCAAGGCGCTGGCAAAAGAACAGGCTAACAAAGCCACCGCATAACCCGACTACCCCCCCGGCGAGAAACTGTGGATGTGAGCCAACCATTTATGGCCCTGACCCACTGAAACAGTTTTCCCGCCCCTATTCGAGTGCCCAGCAATGAGCTTTTCCGGGAAACCCACGACCTTTGTGGAACAGGCGATTGAGAACGACGGCTTCTGGCCGGACCTCTCCGTGGCCGAGTTCCAGAAGGGTTACCGCCTGCCGGCGGAGTACCTGGTAGACATGCTGGTCACTGATCTGACCACGGCGATGACCGAGGTCAATCGAGATCTCGCCAAGCGCAAAGGCCAATGGCAGAACGTGGGCATCACCACCGTGGAATCTGCTGACCCTATGGTGCTGCCAGAGCGCACATTTCACAAAGCGACGTACAAGCGCGCCGTGTATTGCCGCGCCAAGGCAAGCTTGCTGTCCCAGTTCGCCACGGTGACCCGTCGTGAAAGCGCGGAAAACACCGGTAAAGAGCTGCCCGAGCGTGGCGAGACCTTCCTCGAGTTCAGCCAGCAAGCCGTTCGGTCGCTGCAGGGCCGTGGCCGCATTACGGCGGCGCTGCTGTGATCAAGCTCCAGGCTTTGACGGCCTACCTCATTGAACGCCAGTTGGTGGCGACTGAGCAGCTCGACAGCTGGACCGAACAGGTCACCCTCGAGCTGGTATGGAAGCCGGACGTGGACGGCATGCACATGGGCAATATGCGCTATCGCGCCGCGATCGTGCTGGAGCGCTTCGCCGACCATCCGGCGCGACTGATGGCACTGGTCGGGAGTTGGCTGGAAACCAACGATCCCGGCCGCGATCGGGACGAGTTGCCGGCACCGTTGTTTGCCATCGAGATGCTGGACAACGACCTGGCCGACGTGGACATCACGCTGGAATTCGTCGAGCCACAATACCTGGCCGAAGACCCGGCCGGCGAGATCCAGGCCTTCGGCAAGACTTGGGCATTTGTGCCATTTGACCTGTGGGTCGCTGAACGCGGCGAGGTGGCTACCCATGGCGGGGCGTAGCACCTTCGAACTGGATGCACGCGGTTACCTGGGCGTGCGCGAGCAACTGGCACTGCTCAGCCTGCCGCCCCAACTGCGCCGACGCCTGCTGAACAACGTGACCAAGCGTGTACGGACCATGAGCCGCAAGCGCGTGCGCGATCAGCAGAACCTGGACGGCTCACCTTTCAAGGCACGCAAGGGTTCCGGTAAGGGCAAAAAGAAGATGGAAGCCGGCTTGGCCAAGCTGATGGTGGTGACCCGTGTCAGTGCCGACGAAGCCGAACTGGGCTGGAAAAACGCGTTGACCCGCTGGGTCGCCGCACAGCAACACCATGGCGTCAGTGAACGGCGCACCGCTGCGCAGATGCGCCGCTGGAACAAAACACCACCTGGCCTGGCCGCCACCGACAAGCAGGCAAAGCGCCTGCGCCGGTTGGGCTTTCGTGTGCGCCAGGCGGGCAAAAAGACGCTGACCCGGCCGTCAGTGGCGTGGATTCAAGAGCATGTGAACTACGCCAAGGCGGGGCTGTTGATCCGCATCCTGGATGACGAGCGAAGCGAGTCCACTGGCGCGCAGAGCTGGGAAATCACGCTTCCAAAACGCCAGTTCATCGGCGTCAGCACCGACCGCGACACCAGCTTGCTGGTTAACCAGGTGTTGCAACAAATCCTACATTCACCCCGCTAACGAGGCACTGCATGGCACTCGGTCAAGTCACCGTCGACAATCTCAATCTGGGCCAGGGTGCCGTGACAGAGATTGAGCGTTACTTCCTTTTCATCGGCCCGGCCGGCAAGAACGTCGGCCAGTTCATCCCGCTGAACACCGACAGCGACCTGGACGCTTCACTGGGCGTTCCGGCCAGCGATCTGAAAACCCAAATCACTGCTGCCCGTCTCAACGGTGGCCAGCGCTGGGCGTGCGTGGCCGCTCCGATCGGTAACGAGGGCAATTGGTCCGAGGCCTTGGAAAAAGCGCAACAGCAGGGCTTCTCGGTGGAGGCCGTGGTAATCACCAAACCGGTGACCACCGCCGCCGAGCTGTCGGCCATGCATGACGCGGCGATTGCCCTGAACAACACCTACGGCCGCCGCGTGTTCGTGATGGCGGCTGCTGTCGGCATCACCGCGCAACAGACCTGGGCGCAATACGTCACCGAGCAAAAAGCCCTGGTCGCTGACTTGGCAGCGCCGCGTGTCCTGCCGGTGCCGCAACTGCACGGCAATGACCTGGGCGTGCTGGCCGGCCGCTTGGCCAACGCGGCGGTCAGCATTGCCGACAGCCCGATGCGCGTGGCCACTGGTGCCGTGTTGGGTCTTGGTCCGGTGCCGATCGATGCCGACAAAATCCCGCTGCCATCGGCGGTGCGCAGTGAGCTGGATCGGGCGCGCTTCTCCGTTTCGCAGACCTACCCGGATTACCAGGGCGTGTACTGGGGAGACGGCAACATGCTCGACACCCCGGCGAGTGACTTTCAGGTCGTTGAACACCTGCGCATCACCGACAAGGCAGCACGCCTAATTCGTCCGCTGCTGATCCGTCGCGTGGCCGATCGCCGCTTGAACAGCACCCCCAACAGCATGGCAGTCAACACCAACCAACTGATGGCGCCCCTGCGTGCGATGGCCAAGTCCACCACGTTCAACGGCGAGGTGTTCCCCGGTGACATCGAGCCGCCGAAAGACGGTGACCTGGTGCTGAACTGGCTGAGCAAAACCAAGGTCGCGGCCTACATCAAGCTCAAACCCCTCAACTGCCCGAAAGACCTGACGGCGAACATCGCCCTTGATCTTTCCACCGACAAAACGGAGTAACGCCCCATGGCAAAAATTGGCGGCAAGAACTTCGACGTGAGCCTGGGCGACCTGTCGCTGCACGTCGAGAACTGCACCCTGGACATCACCGACAACTCGGCGGTGGCCCAAACCCGGGGCGTGCCGGATGGCTTCGTGGATGGCGATGTGGCGGCGGCCGGCGAGTTCGAGCTGGACACCACCAACTTCAACTTGCTGATCGACGCGGCGCGATCGGCCGGCAGCTTCCGCGCGCTGAAGCCCTTTGACGCGGTGTTCTTCGCCAAGGCCGGCGAGGACGAAGAACTGCGCGTGGAAGCGTTCGGTTGCAAGGTGAAGATTTCCAGTCTGCTGGGGATCGATCCGAAAGGCGGCGAGAAGAGCAAACACAAGGTGCCGTTCGACGTCACCAGCCCGGATTTTATCCACATCAACGGAGTGCCGTACCTCAACGCTGCCGAGATCGAGGGGCTGCGCTGATGGTGGATTGGTTCGACCGCGCCCAGGAACTGGAGCAACGCCAGCGTGACCAGGCGATCAAAGCCCAGCTGCAGCAACCACGGCCGGTCGGGCCAAGCCTGACCCACTGCCAGGACTGCAACAACGAGATCCCGCCGGCGCGCCAGGCGTTGGGAGGCATGACGCGGTGCGTCCCGTGCCAGACCGGCCACGAACAGAGTAAACGCTGATGACGACAGACGCCCTACGCCTCGGATCGATGGAACAACAACTGGCTGTGATCGAGCACCGGTTGAGTGAAATCGAAGATCGGCACGAAACCGTGCCGACGCGTGTCACCAAACTGGAACAGCAGTTCGAACACATGGCTGGCCAGCTCTCAGAGCTGAATCAGGGCCAGCAGAAGCTGACCGTGGCGGTCAACGTGATCGGCTCCAAAGTGGGACGGTTGCTGACCATCCTGACGTTGGTCGGCGCTGTGCTGCAAATGGCCGTGCCAGCACTGCTGCGGGTGTGGTTCCCATGAGCCTGCGCGGCCGGATTCAAGCCGGTGCAATCGCCCTGGTCAGCGCTTCGTTGCTGGCGTTTCTGGGCACCTGGGAAGGCCAAGGACAGAACACCGTTTACGCGGACAATCTGGCCCGTGGGCTGCCGACTGTGTGCAAGGGCATCACCCGTCACACCAGTCCGTATCCGGTGGTGGTCGGCGACTTCTGGTCAGACGCTCGATGCGCTGAGGTGGAGCAGCTGGTGATCGGCAAAGGGCAGCTACAGCTCGCCGACTGCATCACCAATCAGCAGGTGGGCCAGAACACGTTCGATGCCCTGAGCAGTCATGCGCATAACGTTGGTGTGCCCAACACCTGCGCTAGTCGGGCGATGGGGCTGATCAACGCCGGCCGCGTTGCCGAAGGCTGCAAGGCCTTGGCTTGGGCACCGGATGGCAAGACGCCGGTCTGGGCTTTCGTCACCGATGCCCAGGGCCGCAAACAGTTCGTTAAAGGCCTGCACAACCGCCGGCTGGCCGAGATGGAGCTGTGCCTGAAATGACCTTTTCCCCGTCGCGCCTGGTGCTGTTTGTACTGCTGGCCAGCCTGCTCGCATGGGTGGCGTTCGATCGGGTGACCGATCAGCGCAACGATGCCCGGCGCGAGCGCGACAGTGCGCAATGGGAAGCGAAAGGCCTGCGTGAAGCGGCCCGCATCAGCGGCGAAATGCTCGCCGAGCGGGATGCGATCGACCTGAGAAACACCACGGAGTTGATCCATGTCCGCACTGAAAACCAAAACCTGCGCCGCGCTGTTGACGATGGCACTAAGCGGTTGCGGATCCGCGCCACCTGTCCCGCCTCAGTGCCCGCCGATCCCGGCGCCGGCCGCTTGGCTGATGCAGGCACCGCCGAACTCACAGCAGACGCTCGACCGGATTATTTCACCCTCCGAGATCAGCTCGCCTTAAGCCGGCAAATGATTCTGGGTTTGCAGCAGCATGCCCTTAGGGTCTGCCGGCGTTAACCGGCGGACTAGGGCAATCACTTTTTAACCTCAACCGAGAGCTATCCCATGAACGAGCAAAACGCAGAAATCACCCTGGAAGTCGGCGAGCAGGAATTCACTTTCACCCTGACCCCGGCAGACGTCACCAAGTACTTCAACGCACTGACCCAGACCAACAAGGTCGCCCCGGGCAATAACCTGCTGATGACCACCGTCAAGCAGGAAGAACGCGCCACGCTGAAACCGCTGCTGGCTAACCCGGTGATGGTCATGCAACTCGCCGGAGCACTCCTCGAGGAGTACGGCCCGAAGGTTGAGGTGATCGTAAAAAAGCGCTCGGCCACGCTGAGCGCCTGACCGAAAACGGCCTGGGTCAGCTGATGGCCCTGACGAACCGCTGGCTGCCTGGAGCCGAGCCCACACCTGAGGTGATGGGCACGGCCAAGTGGCTGGAGGACGAATACTGGAGACGCATGGAGATGGCCGTGGCTAACGGCATCGCCCTTGCGCTGAACGGGTAACGACAGTGGCAGACCGTAGCGCCAGCCTGGCTTTTATCTTGAGCCTGACCGACAAGGTCACCGCGCCCCTGGGCAAAGTGAAAATGGGTTTTTCCGACCTTGCCGAGCAGAGCGAAAAGCACATCAAGTCGATTGGCCTGGGCCTGGGCGGTCTGACGGCGGCGGTGGTCGGGATCCAGCAGTCCATGGCGCCGGCACTGGAGGTCAATCGTGCCCTGGGCGACGTCCGATCGCTGGGCGTCGCTGAGGACGCGCTGACCGCGCTCAACAGCAAGTCGCTGGCGTTCGCCGTGAACTACGGCGAGAACGCCCGGGAATTCGTCGCTTCGGCGTATCAGATCGATGGCGCGATTAAAGGGCTGGTCGGTAATCAGCTGGCCACCTTCACCAACGCCAGCAGTCTGGTGGCCAAGGCCACCAAGACCGACGCCGCGACCATGGGCGAATACGTCGGCACCCTCTACAACTTGCAGAAGTCCCAGGCGGACGCCATGGGCAAAGGCGCGTGGGTCGAAAAACTCGGCGGGCAGACGGCGCTGGCGGTGCAGTTGTTCCGCACCAGCGGTACGGCCATGAAAGACGCGTTCAAGGAAGCCGGTGCGATCGCCACGACGGCCGGCGTGGACCTGGCCGAACAGATGGCGGTGATCGGTACGCTGAGCAGCACCATGGAGGGTGGCGATGCCGGCGGACGTTACAAGGCGTTCTTCGAAAACATCGGCGCTGCCTCGGAAAAGCTCGGCATGAAGTTCACTGACCAGCAGGGCAAGATCCTGCCGATCATGTCCATCCTGGACAAGCTCCAGGGCAAGTTCGGCGATCTGACCAGTGCGTCGGCCGGGGCCAAGCTGATGGAGGCCTTCGGCGGTGAAGGCGCCCAGGTGATCGGCGCACTGGCCAAGGACACCGGCCGCTTGCGTGACGGCCTCGATCAACTGGGCAAAGTACGCGGTCTGGAGAAGGCCGAGCAAATGGCCCAGGCCATGGTCGATCCGTGGCAGCAATGGGCGTCCTTGGTCGAGGTCATGCGCGTGGTGTTCGGCCAGGTGCTGATCCCGGTGCTGTCGCCGTTCATGAACAAGATGGTGGAGATCGGCAAGACCCTGGTGCGCTGGTCGCAGCTGTTCCCGAACATTACCCGGGTGATCGGTATCACCGCGCTGACCATCATGACGATTATCGGCGCCATGTCTCTGCTGACCCTGACGGTGGGAATCGCGAAGTTGACCTGGCTGGGCCTGCTGACGGTCTGGAAGATCCTCAACATGACCGGACTGCGCAGTGTGGCGATATTCCTCTATCACACGGTGATGGTCATTGCGTTCGTGGCCGGGCTCGCCCTGATGTACACCTGGATGGGCCTGGTTAGGACGGGCATGCTGCTTTGGCAGGGGGCAGTCTGGCTGGTCAATGCGGCGCTGTTGGCCAACCCGATCGTCTGGATCGTTATCGGCGTGATCGCTCTGGTCGCGGCCGTAGCCGCTGCGATCTCTTTCTGGGACGAGTGGACCACCGCGCTGCTCAACAGTGAGGCGTTCAAGTGGGTCAGCGCCCAGCTCCAGGCCTTGTCTGACTGGTTTAACTCCATGGGCGGCTGGTCCGGTATGGCCAAGGCCGCCTGGGACGGCATCGTCAGCATCTTTCACAAGGCCGTTAATGGCCTGATCGAACTGCTCAACAGCATCCCCGGTGTGAACATCGAGGCGCGCTTCGGCGGCATGCCCGAAGTGCCCGGTATCGATGCGGCTACCAACATCGCCGACAAGGCAACTGCCGGGCAAAAAGTCCAGCAGAGCATCAACGCCGCCGACACCGCAACAGCCGCGCAAAAAGCCCAGCAGACCATCAATGCGGCCATTCCCAGCATTTCCCCCACGCGACCGACTGCGGTGCCGCCTGGCGGCCTGCTGACCAGCATTCAGAACAACAGCAACAGCCAGAACAAAGGTGTGCATGTGGAGAACATGACCATTCAAAACAGCAAGCCGATGAACCCGCTGGAGATGGAAAACATGATGGCCATGGCGGTGGGTGGATGAGCGAATACGTTGACCTGTTGATCGTCGACAACGACCTGTCGCTGGACCCTTCGAATCAGCCGCGGCTGATCGATGACCGCGCCTGCATCGCCCAGGACATCGCGCACATGATCCGCGACAGCGGCCTGCTGGTGACGCTGGTGGCCGAACGCGATCGGCTGCGGCAGCGCGACTGCATCCAGCAGATGGAACTGCTGGTGGAGGCCGACGAGCGCCTGGTGCCCGGGACTGCGCACATCACGCAACTGGAGCCAGGTCAGTACCTGGTTACTGCCAAAACCCTGAAATTCGGATTGATCGAGGTAAGCCTGTGAGTGAGGTCGATTTTAAACAGGTGATCGCCGACGCCGGCATCCCGACCACCGAGGCCGGTCTGAAAGCGGCCTGGGAAAAGGAGGTCGAAGCCCAAGGCGCCAAGGTGGCGAACACCAGCAGCTATTCGCCGTTCTGGCGGGTGATGACGGCGCTGGTCACCAAGCCGGTACTGTGGTTACTGGATTTCCTGTGCCTGACCGTGCTGCCAAACTTCTTTGTGAAAACGGCGGTGGATGCCTGGCTGGACATGCTCGCCTGGGCGGTCAACGTCGAGCGCAAGGGCGCGACCAAAGCCCAAGGCACCGTGCTGTTTACCCGGGCCACGCCGGACGGCGTGATGGAGCTGGAAAAAGGCATCGCGGTGCAGTCCGCTGCGATCAACAGCAACGTTTACCAACTGACCACCACAGCGGCCGCAATTTTTCAGCAAGGCCAGCTACAGCTGGAAGTGCCGGTGGAAGCGAACGAGGCCGGCAGCGGTTACAACCTGGCACCGGGTTACTACGCGATCCTGCCGGTTCCGGTACCAGGCATTGTCCAGGTGGCCAACGTGGACGGCTGGCTGGAATCACCGGGTGCGGATCCGGAACCGAACGACCAGCTGCGACTGCGTGTGCGCAACCAGTTCTCGGCGGTCAACCAGTGGCACACCGACGCGGTGTATCGCGCCATGATTTCCGCGTTCCCCGGCGTGCGCCCCGATGGCGTGTATTTCGAACACGGCGCGCCCCGGGGCCCCGGCAGTGCGAACGCCTATGTGCTGTTTGATGCGGGTGTGCCGGCGGACAGCTACCTGGAACAAATCAACTCGCACATCCGCGACCAGGGCAACCATGGGCACGGCGATGACCTACTGGCCATGGTGATACCGGAGATCCAGTACACCATCGAGCTGGACCTATGGCCACGGCCCAATTTGGGCGCTGAGAACTTGGCCAAGCTGCAAGCCGAGGTGGAACTGTTTATCCGTGCCGCGTTTCGCGAAAGCACCGTTCGGGACTACAAGCCGACGCTCACTTATCCCCAGTCGCGATTCAGTTTCAGTCGTCTGACTGAGGAACTGCACCGCCAGTTTCCCGATATCAGCTCGATGAGATTCGCTACACCCGACATCATTTCCGGCTTGGACATCCCCCGGGTCCAGGCGTTGAAGGTGACGGCTCGATGATCAAAATCAAGTTGCCGTTCTGGCTCGCCGGCACCGAACTGTCAAAGCTGATCGCCGCCGCGCAAGCCTGGTGGGAAACCGTCACCGGCTGGCTGAACTGGCCATACCTGCAAATCGATCCAGACACCTGCCATCTGACCATTCTGGAATTGTGGGCTTGGCAACGCGACGTCACGCGCTTCAACGGCGAACCTGAGGCCTTGTTCCGGCTGCGGGTGAAATACGCCTTCATCAACTCCGTAGACGCCGGCAGCACCGCCGGCATGAAGCGCATTTTCGAGCGCCTGGGCGTGGGTTACGTCGAGATTGAGGAACGCCAGCCCGATCGGGACTGGGACGTGGTCCTGCTCAAATTCAGCAACACCCAACTGTCACTGAACCCGGAGTTGCTGCGCGTGTTGATCCAGCAATACGGCCGGACCTGCCGGCGTTACGACTTCGTGACCATCACCCCCGTGGCGCTGCAAATCGCCTTGATCGACTTTAACGACGACCAGCAAACGCTGGTTGCCAGCCTGTAGGAGCGCACCGTGAGCGCCAACATCACCCTGGCCGGCGAAAGCCAGATTGCCCTGAAGCAAAGCCAGAAAAAACCGCTGATCATCAGCAAATTCATTTTTGCCAACGTGCCCGGGCTGGATCCGGTGGCGCCGATCGATCGCGCTGCCGGCAAACCACCGGCGGCGCAGATCGTCCACGTCTACACCATCCCTGCGCAAAACGCCGGCTATGTGAACCCCAACCAGGTGGTGTACAGCGCCCAGCTGGGATCGGACATTGGCGACTGGGATTTCAACTGGGTCGGCCTTGAGGACGAAGAGGGCGTGCTGTTCGCGGTGTCTTCGGTGCCGTTGCAGCAGAAGCGCAAGAACATTCCGCCGCTCCAGATCGGCAACAACGTCACCCGCAACTTCCTGGTGGCCTTCGATGGCGCCCTGGAGTTGACCGGCATCACCATCGACGCCAGCACCTGGCAGCATGACTTCACCGTGCGCCTGGCTGGCATTGATGAGCGCCAACGCCTTAGCAACCGCAATATGTACGGCCGGGCTTGTTTCATCGCTGACGCAATGATGTTCGAAAAGGTCGGCAACGCGTTCCAGCTCCGCCCTGGCAAGGTCTTCATCGAAGGCATTCGCGTGGACTTGCCTCAGCCATTCGTTGTCACCGGCGTTATTCCCGTGGGCAAAGTTTGGTTGGATGTGTGCCTGGAACGGCAGCTCAACGATCGAGTGGCCAGCTGGAAAGTGGTCTACGGCAACCAGGCGGACTACACCGACGCCGCCGGAGCCCTTCACTACTGCGTGCCGATCGCTGACTTTATTTCGAGCACGCAAATCACCGATCTGCGTATCTCGGAGCCGATCGACAGCTCCTTGATTACGTACCTGGCAGCCCGTACGGGCGACTATCCGAAGCTGCGTGCCCGGGGGACGAAGAAGGAAGACGTCGGTTTGGGCAACCTGCCCAATGCCAAGAGCGACGATCCTACGACCAACAGCAGCGAGATCCTGGCCACGACCGCTGCACTGAACAAGCTGCAACAGCAGGTTGGAGATTCCATGACCGGCATGGTGTGCGGGTTCGCCATGCCGACGGCCCCCGAGGGTTGGGTTAAATGCAATTTCGCGGCGCTTTCGCGAACGGCATTTGCCAAGTTGTTTGACCGTATTGGGACCATCTTCGGGCCTGGAGATGGGGTTACGACCTTTAACGTTCCGGATGCGCGAGGGCTCTTTCCCCGGGCTTGGGACGACGGACGTGGTGTTGACCCGGGGCGGGTGTTCGGCACCCTCCAGGACATGCTGATGCAATCCCACGCGCACACCGCCTCGGCCGCCGCCGTCGGTGACCACGTTCACGGTGCATGGACTGATGCCCAGGGTAATCACGTCCACGCCGCATCGACGGACGCCCAAGGCAACCACGCACACAGTGCTTGGACCGATGCACAGGGCCACCACCAGCACGGCATTTTCCGGGCAGCGAACAGTAGCGTGGGTGGCGGCAGCCCCAACATCACCACGGCCAACGGTGCCAACGGTATGGCTGCGCCCACAGAAGGGGCCGGTACCCACAGCCATAACGTCGGTATTGGCGAAGCCGGTAATCACGCGCACAACGTTGGCATCGCCGCCGCCGGCGTCCACGGGCATAACGTCGGTATCGGCGGTGCAGGCAACCACACCCACGCCCTGACGGTCGCCGCTGCCGGCGGTAGCGAAACCCGTCCGAAGAACTTGGCCCTTCTTTTCTGCATCAAGTATTGAGATCGATCATGACTGACAAGCTCGTCTATCAGACGGACCACCTGGGCATTTTCATTGGCCCGGTCGAGGCTGATGAATCGCCCCTGGAGCCGGGTGTGTACCTCATTCCCGGTGGCTGTGTGGAAACCCCGCCGCCGACGATCCCTGACCACAAAGTCGCCTGGTGGAATGGCCAGGCCTGGCAGCTGGTGGACTACTTCGGCGGTGTGGTCGTCTACAGCATCGACACCGGCGAGGCGCGAACCCTGGAAGGGTTTGAACCGCTTCCGGCCGGCTTCACATTGGAAAAGCCCGGGCCGAACCAGATCTGGAAGGACGGTGAATGGGTCGACGATATCGACGCCGTGCTGGCCGCGCTGTACGACAACAAACAGCAGGCGATCGGCGTGGCGTACAGCCAGTACGTCGCCGGCGGCTTCAGTTCGGATGCCCTGGGCGAGTTACACCGTTACGGCAGCACGATTGACGACCAGGTGGATTTAAACGGCCAGGTGCTGCTGGGCATGGATGACGTCTACCCGTGCTATGACGTTGACCAGGTGAAAGCCTTTCGAGCGCATTCCATCGTCCAACTGCAGAAAGTCAGCCAGGATCTGGTGCGCTTCAAACAGGCCGCCATGCAGCACGCCGACAGCCTCAGGCAGGCCTTGGCCAAAGCCCTGGACGACAAGGATCTGAAGACCATGAAAGCCATCACCTGGACGCCGCCGGCATGACTTGGGCGCCGGTGACCATGCGCTGGCCAGAACAGGCCACACAATGGATGGGGGGCCTGTCGGCCGCCAAAGATCTGGCCGGTGGGGAACTGGCCAGCACGGCCCAGCGCCTGGCCGGCCTCGAGGGGCTGGCCAGCACCAACCCGGGGCCGGTCGGTGATGCGGCCAAAGGCGCGATCACTGCCGGCCGTGCGGCCCTGGCCGAGCAGTTGGGCCAGGCACCGGCGTGCTTAGTGGTGACGCCGTTTCAAAGCGGCATCGGCCAGGGGAAGGGCTATCAGCGTTTTCTGTCAGCGCCCAATCTGCTGGAACACCTGGCGAAGAAACTGGACGACGTCAGCGACACCGGGCGCCCGGCCGGGCCGCAATACGCGCTGTCGATTCTGTTCCTGGGCACGCGTCTGGAACAGCTGGCCAGCAGCCTGTCACGGTTCAACGCCTTGCTGCCGATCCCTGACCTGGTGCGCACGGAACGCCGCGCCCAGCACCTGGTGAAGCTGGAAACCGAAAAGTGGGAGATCCCCGGCGCCGGTCCATTGCCACGCTGGCAAGCACTGCCCCTGGAGCGCTGCACGGTGGTCAAGGCCGCCAAGCAGTCCATGGCCGGCCAACTGACGGTGCTGGAGAGCTACGCGGCCGACAGTTCGCCGTTGGGTGATCTGGCTGCTTTGGCGACCCGCAAAGTCGCCCAGCAGCAGGGCCGCGATCAGCAGCTGGCTGATCTGAAAGAGCTGCTGACTGGGGGAAACCCTGACGCCAGCATGCTGGCCCGCCTGATCGGCCCAGGCAACACCAGCGAGTTGCGGCGCGAGCTGCTGGCCGGCGATGCCCCGGGCCACGAGTGGGTGCTGTGCGCCGGCCTGATGCTGGTCGGTTCAAAGGAAGGGCTGAGTTTTGTCCAGGAGCTGGTCGGCCTATGACGCTGCTACTCGACGGCCACAAGGTCCAGGGCAAGAACCTCAAGGTGACGGCCAATCTGCGTATTGAAAGCGGCGACATGTCCGGCCAAACCAGCAACACGGACAAGGCCCACAAAGGCTTCAAGCCCAAGACGCTGACCGTCTCGTTGATGATTCCCTTTGTGGATAAGTCCCAGCTGGTCGATCTGATGCGCCTGGCCGAAGCCACTGCCGGCGGCGGCCAGTTGCACCTGTACCGCGTGGTCAACGACTCGGCCGAGGTCTTCGGCGTGCGCCAGGTCGAGTTTTCCGACGGCATCAGCGCCCGCGAGGACGATTCCCTGCGCGCCTGGCTGGTCCAGTTCACGCTGAGTGAACGCGAGTCGAACCCGGAAAAGGTTGAAGGCCGACGCGCCGGCAACAAGGTCAACGCGCAAGGCGCCCCGGGAAGCGCAGTCGGCGACGGCGGCAGTGGGACGGATGCAACCAGCGATAACCCGGCGCTGAGCGGTTTTGAAAAGGTGCTGGGCCGCGTGGACAAGTGGCTGGGCGAGAGTGAGCCGAAGTGAAACTGCATAAGATTCTGACAATCAATGGCGCGCCGATCGCCCTGGTCAAAGAGGATGTTCGGCTGGACGCCACCAGCCCCGGGCGGGCGACGTTCACCATCCAATCCGCGGTGCCGGTGAAAGGCCTGGTGACGCTGGATATCGGCTACAACGAAGGCACGTTGCAACGGCACTTCATTGGCTACGTCGAGCGCTGCACTGCCGCCAACGGCGTCGAGCAGGTGTTGTTCTGTCGCGAGCTGGCCGCCGTCCTGGCCAACCCGCTGCCGCTGAACCTGCGTCACGTCGATTTGCGCGCCGTGCTGGCTGAGGTCAGCGAGCAGACCGGTCTGCGCTTTCGCGTGCCCGATCGGCCCTACGCGAGCGTCAAGGCGCCGTTCTTCTACAGCCTCGCGGCCGGTTATCAGGCGATGGACAGTCTGGCCCGGGTGTTCAACATTCCCGACTTCACCTGGCACCAACTGGGCGACGGCGAAGTGTTTGCCGGCAGCTGGGCCGACAGCTTTTTCGGCGCACGGTCGCCGCTACAAATCCCCACGGAGCTGTTCGACGGCTACCAGGGCAACCAAAGCGCAATGGTCGCGGCCCTTCCCGGGTTGCGACCAGGTGCAACAATCAACCACGGCGAGCGCATCACCAGTGTGGCCCTTGCCAATGACCAGATGGCCATCCGATGGAAGACGCAATCCGCCGCGCTGTAGAGCGCCAATTCCCCGAACTCACCGGTGGTTACCACCTGCCGCGCTTCGCCCGGGTTGTCGCCGTGGCCGATGCACCGGCCGGCGCCGGGATCTGCGACGACTTCCGGCCGCGCTATGCCGTGGACATCGAAGTACTCGGTCCGGACGGTGAACCCGATCCGCAGCTACCGCAGCTCGCCGGCGTGCCGTTGCCACTACCCACCGGTGGCGAGGAAATGGGCATGTATGCCTTTCCGGAGGAAGGCACCCAAGTGGTGGTGTGCTTTGCCTATGGCCTGCCAAACAAGCCTTACATCCAGACGATCCTGCCTCACGGCCTGAGCATGCCCAAAGTGCCGAAGGGCGATCAGGTGTGGCAGCACAGCGAGGCCGCCCAGCAACGGGTGGACGCCGACGGCAACTGGCTACGCCAGACTGACGGCAAGATCAAGGACAAGGCGATCGAGCGCGAAGTCGAAGCCCTGGACAACATCGAGACCTTCCAGAATCACACCAGGACGGTGGACGACCATTCGACCGAGTCAGTGGGTGGCATCAAGAAGATCGAGGCGCTGGGCGCGCTCAAGCTGCTGTCGGGCGGATCCGCGAGCCTGGCGGCGGTGGACGATCTGCACCAGGCCACCGGCCGCGATCTGAACCTGGTGGTGGGGCAGAAGCACAACGCCACGGTGGGTGGCGACATGCAGGAGCGGATCGAGGGGCTGCGTAAAAGCGTTGCCGGCGTCAGTCAGCGACTGCAGGCGCCGAAGAACTGGATCGGGTCCGAAGGCGTGAACCTGTTTCAAGTGGTATGCGACATGCTTAATTTACTGCAGCAGATGAATACACAGCTCGCGGCGCACACGCACGTACCTGGGCCAACGCCGAGTCCAACTGATGCGGCGGCATTCACAGCAAAGGCTGAGCAAGCACTGGTGCTATCCGCAAAACTCAAGGCTATTACCCTTTAACTACCCGGTACCGCACGCCACTTTGCGTTTTTTATGACTCCAGCACAATATGACGCCCAGTCTATGACACTCGGTGCGCTCTCATGTTTGATACAGTTAAAGAGCTGGAACTACACAAAGAATATTTTTTTGAAGTGTTTTATCGCGAGGGTGACTCTGGTTATGCGGCCACGCTTCATTTAACTCCGGAGCTAATAAAATTTAAAGTTACGTCTGAGCGAGATTTTTCGCTGTCTTGGGATGCCACCGAAGCAAGGTGTGACGATCATAGAAATGTATTTTTTCTTAAAGGGCTTTATTGTGTTGGGATTAAGTCATCGGTAATTAATCACACGCCATATGTTGGATTAAAGGAGATTGAATTTACCGTTGAAAGTGTAATTTTTTGTCCAAGCGAACCTCCAGAAAATGGCTTTTTTGAATCAATAGATATAGCTTCTTCGACAGTAAACGAATGGGTAGGTTACACGACCACACAGCAAAAGATTTTCGAGGCGAGTTATAAGCGCGAAGATGTGGAGCCGCTGCTAGTCGAATTTTCAACGCCTGCAAATGAGCATGATGAAATAGGCGTGCGTTACAATGCGACATTCCGTCAGTCTCATTTATTGTATGAGCATGGATTTACCTTTCCACCTTCACTGTTTTATTTAATGGGTTCGGGAGAACGTGTTGCTGACCCATTTTTAATCTATGTACGCATCTTTAATCTTTTAGCGTTTTTGACGGGGGCAGAACCCTCCGTCCAGAGCGTGACGCTCAACTATGATCTTTATGGATATAGCCAAAAAGGCTACCTCTACTGTATCAATAGCAGTTTGAAGCCTAAAGGATCAGATGTTTATGCAATGTTTCCCCTTGGGAAAGACCCTCGTTTTGATGACTGGGGAATTGCGCCATTTCCTATGTCTTCATTCGCGTTGTATTTTAGTCCAGATTCCGATCTCCCTGATTTACTAGAAAAGTACGTCAAGTATCGAAGTATGGGGAATGTTGAGGATAGACTGCTAGGTTACTTTAGGTTGCTTGAAAAACATTGCTATAACAGGAAGTATTATCTTCCCGAGGATTTGTTTGTTCGATTCTCCCGGCTTGCAAAAGGCTGGGTAAAGGGCAATAGCTCGTTGAGCGCCAAGCAGATCAAAAGTTTTGAGGGCGGGCTTAAGAGGTTTAACGGTCAAAAATATAACACTGAAAAATGTCTCAGTGATTTCCTTTCTTCGTTGCCCGAGCCCATCAAAAAAGGTTTGGGGGTGACTAAAGATTTGTTAACGGAAATTTGCACTCTTCGGAATAATATTACACATGCAAATAAATATAATATCGAAGAAGATAAGTTACACCTATTTGCTGCTCATGTTCATCATTTGCTTATTTTTGCGATTTTAGAGAAGTTGGGTGTTGTTCTAGCAGATGTCGCAAATATTACTAATCGCCTCAGGAGTTATTGAGTGTTACTAAACCTGAGTTGGAATCAAGGTGAGATGCTCGGAAGTGGTGTTCTCGACTGTCCGCATTGCAAAAGGCAATTCGTCTACTCTAATCGGCACCACCATGACTGGGCATAAGCGCAACCATCGATATGTTCGATGCCACTCAAAACAAATCCCGTAACTGCCATCCCTGCCAAGGTCGCATCGAGCAGCGGTGGCAGTGGATCGGGTTCGAGCGGCATACCCACTTCAACACGAGCAACATTAGCGGCCCGACCCAGCTCACTGCACATAGTAGAGTTCACCATAACGTTGCCTCGGATCGCCGGATAGCGACGCCGCTCCTTCGGATCAAGAGCGACACCACGCAAGCGCATAGGCGTGACAAGTACATGCATGGTTCTTCCTATACGTCAGCGTCGAGGTCGAGTAGCGATTCAACCGCGTAGGCCAGCGCGGCGTCTGCCAGCTCCAACATATCGCTCAGATCGTCAGCATCAATTACTTGATGTCGATGCAGCGCGTGAGCCTGCCTGAGTAACGCCTTGTGGTGGGCGCCTGGCATGGCGAGAAGTGCCACGTCATCGCGCAGCATGACTTGCCAATGCGTTATCGCTGATAACTTCGCACCTGCAGTGTCCGCAAAATCTCTATTCATCGGTCAGACCCATTCCAGCTGAATACTGTATGCATGAACAGTGTATCCGTAGCGGCATCCCAGCACATCATCGGATCGACTGGCGGCAATACCCAGCGGCTCTTGGCTGCTCTGACATGTTCCGCTTCAAAGAAAAAACTGCTGAAAAAAGCACTTATCCCCCTCCCGCCAACGGGCTTTGCGTCCCTTTTTTGTGCAAAGGCGGGTGGGGGTGCAAATCATGGTTGCGCCCAAGCCCGCTGCGGGGTCTGTGGGCTGTTTTGCAATTGCACGAAGTGCAAGGTTTTGCAAACAAGTGCAGCGGCCTTGCACAGCGGTATGGGGCCGGCGCGATTTGATCAGCGGAGTGAGGCGCCCTGTTTACAGGGACTACGGCTGCGAAAACCAGCTGCAGACGGGGTTTTCGTTTTCGGAGCGGTTCACACCAGGTGCGAATTATTGACCGCCCAACCCAATAGCAAAACAGCTGTGAGGTCCGGTCCGTGAGGCTTTCCGGCGTTTTGCGGTATTGCACGGCATCACCACGGATTGGCTGGCATTCAGTACTAATTCAGACGCTGTAAAAAACCGCCAAAACTGATGGCGAATGGATATTTTTCAGACGTGGGATGGGAAAAGGGTAATTTTAGTAAGCGAGGGATAAAAACGGGCTGGAGCCCTTATAGATCCTAGCTTTCACCCATTACCTCAGAGGGTAATTTAAGGTAAGGGGAAGGGTAATGTTTTGTTCAAGCCCTTATTTCACTGGGTTTGGTAGTAGATGGGCATTACTGGTACTGAAAGTAATTTCATAACCATTTACTTACCTTATTATTACCTCTACAAAAACATATCAACTATCTGATTTTATTGGCTTTTATCTTGATTTTTATAGCTCATTACCAAAATTACCTTTTTCCCATGGCTCAACATAAAACGCGGAAAACGCCTGTCGCGGCCGTGTTCTGCAACCTGGTGCGTTTAACCTCTGGGACCACGCTGGGACAGATCCTACGCACGCTGCCAGGCTGCAGCCCTTGTAAACCGGGAGGTTAGGTTCCGAAAGTCGCTCACGGGTAGTTTCGAATCTCTCCTTCACCGCCAAATTCGATGTAACCAGAACCCCTGATTTCGAAAGAAGTCAGGGGTTTTGTGGTTTCTGGCGTCTGGATTTTATGGATGGCAATGTTATTGATCCACGCTCATCTCCCTCGTGCCGCCGCCACCGTATCTAGACTAAGCGCCAGGTGCCTTGAGTAATCATCCCCGGGCCATGAAAAAGGAAATTTAATGATCACCACCACAACCCACTCCATCGAAGGCCGACAAATCACCGCCTATCTGGACATCGTCAGTGCCGAGTCGGTGCAGGGGGTCAACGTTATCCGCGATTTGTTCGCCGGGATGCGGGATTTTTTCGGTGGGCGCTCTCAGACACTGGAGCGGGCGCTGAAGGAGGCACGGATTCAGGCGACCGACGAGTTGAAGGAAAGGGCGCGGGCAATTCAGGCGGATGCAGTGGTAGGGCTTGATTATGAGATCAGCATGCCGGCCGGGAAGGGCGGGATGGTGGTGGTGTTCGTGACCGGGACGGCGGTCAAGTTGAGGTGA